TCTCTTTCGGCCGCTGCCGCTGCATCAAGTATTGCCTGTTGTTGTGCCTGACCTGCCTGACCGATTTGAGTCTGGAACTGTCCAAGACCCTGTCTTGCAGCCAAGTCTTGTGCTGCCGCTGTTTGTGCCTGTTGAAAACCTTGTGCTAATAATTGTGCCTGTAATCCTGCTCTGCTCTGTGCCGCACCTCTCGCCGCCTCTGCTGCGAGCACACCTTCTCTACCACCACCAAAAGCTCCAGCTCTTATAGCATCATCTCTTCTTGCTGTATCTGCGATAGCCTGTTGTCTGTCAAATTCTGTTAAGGTTGTATCGATCACCTCCTGTTGGTAAGGTGACATGAATTGTTTATACGCGTCTGGTCCTACTAATGTGTCTAATCCAGCAGTCGCGGTTCTCGCATCTTTTTGTAATTGTGATTCTGCTGCAATCGTTGGCGCAAATTTTGTTGTATCTATTCCTGTAAAACCACCAGCAGGTATCGTACCTGGTTGTAATTTTTTGATCGTCTCAAGAAAGGATGTAAGTGCACCTTCTATTATCGGTGCTGGTTTTGTTATTGTAGTTGTTTCAGCCATTATGCTCTTGCCTCTAATCTGTTCATTGTTTCATACATTCTCTTAGCACCTTTATTAATATCTCCACCACCCGCACCTCTGACCGCATCAGCAGTCATCACAAATTCGTTCTTACTTAATCTTGCAGGCACATCATCTGCTCTTTCTTTTTTACCAATTGGCACGAAACCACCTTTTCTTAGATCCATTTCTTTACCACCAAGATTCATTAAACCACCTTCTGCAAATTCTGGTACGGATCTACCTTTACCTGCATCACCATATGCGCTTGTAGTTGTATCCATAAACATTCCTGGCATAGATTCATAAACTGATTTTTCAATTTGAATTGGACCATTGTCTGTCATAATTGTAATCATCTCCTCTGCATCTTCATCTTCTTTTATATTTTGTATAGCTGCAGGTATACCACCAAAGTCAGGATTAGATGCATCCATACCACCACCTTTTAATCCTACTCTACCACCGTCCGCGTACCCCGCTGCACTAATAGTCTCTTCGATTTCCTCATCACTAAAATATCCAGCGCCTTCCATAAATTGTCTGATAGCTGCAGCTCTAGATCCGCTATCTGCTAATCCTTCCGCTGCTGCAAGTGCTTCGTCTATAAGAGCCTGTTTTTCTAATCGTCTGCCCTCTGCTACTGCTAGATCTGTAGTTGCTTGTGTTACAGGGACAATAGATGCTTTTAATCCTTCCATACTAAATGGCTTGTTTGTTAAAGTTTCAGCTGCACCTGTTAAATAATTTGCACTTTTTTCTAATGCACCTAAACCACTTTTAGCTAATCCTGGTTCCATGCCAGCTGCTTTAGTTTTTAAAATATCGGCTGCACCCGGAGTTGTTATGGGAGCTTCTCCAGGAGCGCTAAATGAAAAATCTGTGCCTCTAGGAGTTGATAATGCACCAATACCAGAAGCAAGTGCTACCGATAATGGACTAAAGTCTCCTTCACTTCCTTCCTGTGCTAATTGTGATCCTAAGTTTAAACCACCAGATATTAACGCTCTAGATAACATTGTATTACCAAATGCACCCATAATACCTGGAGCCATAAACGGTGCGGCTGCAGCTAAGAATGGTAATGCTGGTTTGATCTCGTTTGGTACTATCTTATCTAGTACACGCGAAATAGGTCTTGTTAATTTTTTTAAAAATCCCATAGTTTTTCTTTATAATATATATTGATAGCAAGTCCGCAAAGCTTGTAAGTAGGCGAGTATATCACAATTTACAAGGTTTTTAAACATACGTCAATCGCTGATATTAAAGCCAGCGCCTATCTTTATCTCCTCTACAGTCACATTTACGTCCCTTCTTATATGTTCTGATTTGGTATCCGTGTTAGGATTCTGTACATCAGCCAAAGCCTCCGCATCAGACATATATTCCTGACCTGTTTCTGTGTTGGTTAGTGTGACCTCTGTCTTTGGTGTTATCACTGGCACCCTTTTGCCATTGATGGTCTCGTATCTGACCGAGGCTTCTGTCTCAATAAAAGGCATTATCTATCCTCCCTGTTAATCTCTAATATGGATGCGATAACATCTACCGCACCACTGGTTGCCTGAACCTTTAATATCTCACTTTCCATCATGATCAAGGGTTCTGTTAAAATCTGTTCTTTCTCGTTAGCACTAAGACTAACATTGTTATCAATAACAAAAGCTGTCCCCGCCGCGTTGGTTAATGTAGCCTTTACAACAGCTGCACTACCCGCATCCTCTGAGGCTAACAATGATTTGACGATAGCTCTAGAATTACCTGGCACAGTATACAGAGTTGTAAGATCTGTATTTGTTAAACTTACCTTATCGTTTTTATATATGTTTGCCATTAGCCTAATCCTAACCAGGTAAATCTTTCCTGGTCCTCTTTCTGTTGTGTTAAGTATGTAGAGTTTAACTGTTCTATGATTGTAGTTAACGCTCTATTGATTTGTCTCTGGTTATCCTCACTATATTCTTTTTTAGGTTCTGGTAATCTTACCACTACTTTTGTCATTATCCTCTCCTTCCATCGGGTTGTAGATCTACCTGGAATGTACCAAATCTCCAGGATTCACTGACACCTGTATTTTCTATCTTTATGTTTGCATATCGCCCTCTTGCTCTGGTGTCAACTTTGGTTGTGCTAGAATTTATTGTAAAAGGGCTTAATGTTGTCTCCTGATCATCCTGTGCAGGAAAATCTTTTATTGATAATGTCACCTGATTATTACCTGTTAATACCTTAAAGTTTGGTAAGAATCTACGCATTGCAAGAAATACCTCACTCTGATCTTTTTGTAATGAGAAACTAAATGATTGTATGAAAGATGTTAATGTTGTTACACTACCATCTGGATTGACCTGGTCGGTTCCTATCTCATGTTCAAAGAATACTGTCTGACCTAAACCTGTCTCACCAATAACTTGTGGAAACGTTCCTGTGTTAGCGCTGTTGTATGCAGTTGCATATGGTTTAGGATATACTAAAGAATCTATCCAACTTGTTCTTATAGAATTTGTGTTTGTACCTGTGTACCAGTTACCCATTGGTAATCTTGCATTGTCCTGTCCATAATTATAGACAACGTATCTATTATTAAAATCAGATCCTGATGTTGGATACCACCAGATCACTTCTGTGAATAGATTATTGATACCTGCGTTTATCTGTTGGCCTTTTGTTGTATCAGCATCATCGTATACAAAATCCTCAACAGAACATGGCAATGTATTGACTGTACCATCAAAAGAGAAGAAACCATTATTACCCATCCAGTATGCAACACCATCGATCTCGATGGCTGCATTCTTACCAATCAATCCACAGTTTGTGCCCACCTGTTCGAATCCAAACGTAAAAGGAGCTCCTACAAACTTCATTGTATATAAAGCGTTATCTGTCCATATTAATATATTTTCTTTTGCAACAAGACCACCCATGATTTTTGTGCCGTCCTGTAATCTCTGCGTGCCTGCAGTATTTGTTGCCTGTGGTGTATACTTATTTATATTCTCATCCTCGGAGAATCTTATAAACATATCATCCTGTGATGATGGTGTTCCGATAGTTTCTTCTGTTCCAAGATGAATCAAGTGTCTTGTTGTTGGTGATATGAGTGTAACTCTTGTTGCGGTTGGATTACCACTATCTGTTGCTGCATCTATTCTTGTCTCAAAACCAGATGTCAACATAGATGCTCTTGTTGTAAGTCTTGCCGTAATACCAGAGTTCCATGTAAATGTTTTACCATTAGCTACAGTTGCAACTAACACCTCACCAAAATTACTTAGTGACCATAATCCTGGTTCTAGTGTTACTGATGATGCCTCAACAGCACTACCAAATCCAGAAAAATTTGTGGCGTTAGTAACCACAGCACCATCACTGTGAGCCTGTCCGTTTGATGTGCCAAAGGTTGCTGTTCCTGCTGCACCTCTGGTTATACCTGTTAATTCAACTCCCGCAACTCCAGTGTATGTTATTAATTCATTACCCACAGCTATCGTTCCTGCTGTTGGAAAACCTGTTGTGGATGTTAATCTGATCTGTGTTGCTGACCCATTGTTACCAGCTGTGTCCGCGGCCAACGCTCCGTCTAGATCATTCTGTAAAGCACCTGTAATCGTACCACCATAATTACCAATACCAAAACCATAACCATATGTCTGTGCTGCAGGACCTACAGTCTCATAAACTTTGACAGTCATGCTACCACCTGTTGATACAACGGCACTTGCCTGATTTAGAGAATTAATTGTAAAAGTTGTGGGTGTTGGAACTGTTAATACCTGAAATAATTTATCCTCAAAATCACTTGCATTTAATCCTGTACCACTTGGTAGAGTGACAGAAGATAATTCAACAATATCTCCAACAGCTAGATCGTGATCGCTTGTTGTTGTGATTGTACAGGTCTTAACTGATGTGCTATTTGTTGCTAATGTTGAGCTTGTTAGAGTATCAACGACTCCAGCATTACTACATCTAAAAGGCGTGATATCAAAAAGCTGTCCCTCAAAATATAAAAGTAAAAATTTATCTGTCCCTATCGCAACATATCTATTACCCTCTGTATCAACAAAGGCGTGTTGTTTTCTGGCAACACCAACAATAGAATCAGATAACAATGATTGCCAACCACCGACTTTTTCTGGCAGACCGTATCTAAATCTCACATTATCAGAGTCAACCCAACGACCTTCTGCACCAACACTTGTGTCCTGTTTGTCGATTCCCGGAGCAAACTTGATTTGAGTAAGCGGCATGTTTTACTCCTATGATGTGCTATTGGTTTTTATTTGCCAGCCTTTTGTAGCAGTTGTGAAAATTAATGTAACACATTGATTGTTAGCAGTTAAGTCTAGATCAGATGTTCCACCTTGAATATTAGATCCGTTTCTTGCCACCACACATTTATTAGTTCCAAAACCATTAGATGCGGATACATCCATTATCGTCACCTCATCACCTTGTGCAGGGGACGCTGGTAATGTGATTGTCACAATATTTGCGACTGTGTCTACACCTATCTGATCTCCGGCCACTGCTGTGTATGTGGTTTTGCTAGCCGCTATTACAGTTGTAAATCCTTTTTCCATCATCGCTAGAGTTGTGGCTGGAACACTACCTCTAGAATAAACCAAAACTTTTGCACCCTCTGGCAAAGGCACCTGTGTAGATGCACTCTGACCTGCTGTTAATAATTTTATGGTATGACTGTCTGCAGCACCACCTCTGGTAGTTCCGTCTTCTACAAAAAATACTCTGTTAGCATTACCACCTGATGTGCTTGCGGGCATTGTTAGGGTTGCGTCTCCTGATAAAGTGCCAGTAAGTTTGATATAAAGATTTTTACCATTTGCAGTTGCGTCTCCATCGGCCAAACTTAAAGTTACATTACCAGAACTTAAAGTAACCTCTACATAACCCGATGTTGCTGTCTGTAATAATTGTAAATTAGTATTTGTGATTGTTCCCCATAGACCGGCTTTCTCACCTGTTGCTACGAGTTCTAATGATAAATCTGATGAAAATGTTGATGCCATATTAGTACGGTTTTATTGGTGTCCAAACCATTGTTGCTCCTGGTATTATATCATTCCACGTAATAACCCCTGGTTCTACTGTGTCTAGTGTTAGACCTGAACCTGTAGGACTTATATTTGCGTCAGCAGTTATTGTAACATTACCTGTAGCCAAGGTCAATGAGTTTCCGGAAGGGGTCACATTAGTATCTATATTAACAGTAAATGCACCTAAACCTAAAGATACGGCATTTCCCGTGACCGTGTGATTGGCGTCAGCAGTTATTGTTAACGTGCCTGTCCCTAATGTTACCTGATTAGCTGTTAGATTTTCTACAACAGAATCTGCAATAATTCCTACACTACCGATTGTAATAGTAAGTGAATTACCGGTTACCTGTACTTGTACATCTGTGTCTGGTCCTGATGTAGCAAATGGTAATGCTGATATTGCGTCAAATCCTAAACTCATAAACTTCCTTAAAAGGAGACAGGGGGTATGTGGTGGTGCCCTGCCTCCATCTAAGGATTATATCATCGTTTGAACCAGGAAGGAAGACCTAAATGTGGACGCTTGTCAAACATATTATCTTTTGCTCCTGGTGTCTTACGATTGTTATAATGCAGAAAAACCTGTATGCATTCTTTGCCTTTGAATTTTTCTCTCCAATGTTCTAGCTCTACACCTCTATAAACCAACATATCTCCAGGTTTTAAATCTACTCTAACACCTTTTGCTTTGCTGGCTACGGTAATGTTTTTGCCATCGGGTGCACCAACATTTTCATTTGGACTTAGATATATTGGCCAATCATCACCACCGAGATTCATAGTCGTAGATATCTCACAACTAAATCTATCTTTATGTCTTTTTAGGATATCACCTTTTTTGTATATTCTCGCATATGTATAAGCTGGATATAATTTTAATCCTGTTGCTTTTTCCATACCTGGTTGACATTTGAGTAATAAAGTTTCCATAGCCATATTAGAATATTGAGAATAAGTACCAGGGATCTGTTCATTAGCTCCTTCGTAGTGACCTATTATGTTCTCAAATGGTGAAAAGTATCTTGCCTGTCTGCAAGTATCATAAACTTGTTTTTGCATAGAAAAATAATTTGCAATAAATGCAGCTAAATCTTTTGATATAGCTTGACGAATAACTGTATATTTTTTTCTTTTAAACATCTTTAGCCATCTCTTTTGGCACAGCCTGTATATTCCAATGTATAAATCTAAAAGGTTCTTTACCATGATCTACCGCATATTCATGTTCTAGATAACCTGGAAATATAATTAATGTTCCTGGTTTTGGTCTCATATGAAATTGTTCGTGACCAGCCCATACACCTTTTAAGTTTGGTTTCACTTTTAACTTTGTGCATCTAGCACCAGTCTTTGGTTCATGAAATATAGGATATGAAGTTTTATCACTACATTTTAAAAAATAAAAACCTGATACATGTTGATTCCAATGTATGTGTGCTGAATGATGTCCACCACCTTTTTTAGCAAACTCCTGTACCCATAACTCACTAAACATGGTTGTGTATTGTTGCATATCATAACCCTGATGATCTAGATACTCCCAAGACTTTTGACCAATGTAATTTCTAAAATCTAAAAAATCATTATCAAGTGTAAGTGGTGTCGAATGATACGATCTTCCAAAGTCACCGTGTTTTTTTATATATTCTTTTTCTCTTTTGCGAGCATCAACAATATATTTATTGCTCGCTTTGTTTAACGATTTAACAAACTCTGGTTTTTCCTCACTCCAAATTATAGTTGGAAAATAACTATTTATAAACATTATTTAAAAGGCCTCCCTAAATGCCATACCACAAGACTATATCTTGTGCCTGATGTTACTGGTTTAACTCTATGCCACACAAAACTAG